TCTCAGCCCTTGTTGACGTCCTCCAGCAGCGGATTGGTCGCGCGGTTCGTCGTGGCGGCCACGCTGGTGCCGTTGAAGCCGATCATCAGGCGATCGAGCGCCTGGCGCTGCACGATGGCGTTGCGCAGGCGCGCCTGGAAGTCGGGGAAGCGCGACCAGGCATCGAGCAGCGCGTACGGGATCGCGGTGTCGAAGTCGGTCTTGGCGCACTCGTAGCCCTGGCCCGACAGATCCGCCACGTTGCGCGGCTGGCGCTTTGCACCGCCGCTGGTGTCGGTGCGGCCGGCGATCGTACCGCTCACGCCGAGGCCGACCTTCTGGCCCTTCAGTTCATCCACGCCGATCACGTTGATCTGGCCGAGGAACTCGCTGGATTCCTGGATGCGGCTTTCCAGCCGCTGCTGCACGCTGGGCTCGACGGCGAAGGTGGCGGCGGCCGACTCCACGCCGTTGAGCTGGGCGACCTGGTGGGTGAAAGCACTGAACTGCTGGCGGGTGTCGTTACGCATGGGTGCTCCGGGGAATTCGACGGGTGTGGTGTGGTCGGCGTGGCGCGAGGATCAGCAGTCGGTCAGCTCGTGGGCGTTGTTGCCGGTGGCGGCCGGTCGACGCGGCTGGCTGTGCACGACCGTGCCTTCCAGCTGCGCCTTGAGCGCGGTGAAGTCGGCGCTCAGCTGCTGCAGCTGCGACTTGAGGTTCGCGTTCTCGCGCTCGCTCGCGGCGAAGCGTTGATCCTGTTCGCGCACGTGCTCGGCCACCGCCGTGACGGCCTCGCCGATGCGCGCGAAGTCGGCACCCTCCGGCGCGGCCGCCGGTGCCGGCGGCCCGGCCTTCGGGCCCTTGAGCAGCGTTTCCAGGCGGGCGAACAGCGCATCGACCACGCCGGGCTTGTCCTCGATCTCGTCGAACTCGATGTCTGCCTCCATCGCGACGCTGAAGAGGTTCTGCGGCGACTGCTTACGCGCCTTGAGCGGGCTGGCGTCCGGGTTCTGGGCCGCGAACTGCAGCATTTCGGTGCCGAGGCTGGCCGGCGTATCGGTAACGCCCAGACCGCGCAGGTACGCCTTGCCGGTGCCGGCGAAATCCGGATCCACCTCGATCGAGCTGTAGATCTTCTGCTTGGCCTTCGTCATCGACACCAGGTCGGAAGTCGGCTCGATCTGCGCGAACAACGCCAAGCGATCCTTGCCGTCGATCTTGACCGTCTCGGTCTTCACGGCCAGCACATCGCCCATGCACCGGAACGGCGAATCCGGGCTCAGGCCGCGAATGTGCTCGACGAAGATGCGGGCGCCGTACTTGTTCGGGTCGTAGGTGCTCGCGATCTCGGTGAGCCAGTTGCGCTCGATGGTGCGGCCGTCGCACGTGGCGCCTTCAACAGCGACACAAAACATCTTCGAGCGGAATTTCTTGGCCTTGTCCGACATGGTGTCCTCTGCGCGTTGGCGGGTGGCAATGCGTGTGCATCGCTAGAGGTTTCATGGTCGGAAGCTGCAACTTCCGCAGCAATGCGGGCAGCGTGTAACGCGCGCCGATACACAGGCGAAACCTGTCTGCAGACGGGTGCGGTGGGCACGCTATGCGCATGAGCAGCGTCGCCGCCCAACTCCCGATGGATACCCGCCGACAGGCAAAGTTCCTGTATTGGATGGGCTGGCGGGTCTGCGAGATCGCGCAGGCCACCGGGGAGAACGAAAAGACTTTACACAGCTGGAAGGCGCGAGACGAGTGGGACCGCGCCGACAACGTCGAACGCATCGGCGGCGCGCTGGAAGCGCGGCTCGTGTGCTTGATCATGAAGCCGGAGAAATCCGGCGGCGACTACAAGGAGATCGACCTGTTGCACCGCCAGCTGGAGCGGCAGGCGCGCATCCAGCGCTACCAGGGCGGCGGAACCGACACGGACCTGAATCCGAACCTCGCCAACCGCAACGCCGCGCCGAAGAAGAAGGCCCGGAAGAACGAATTCAGCGAGGACGAGATCGAACGCCTGGAACAGGCGTTCGTCGACGGCTGTTTCGACTACCAGCGCGATTGGTACCGTGCCAGCAACCAGCGCACGCGCGCCATCCTGAAATCGCGCCAGATCGGCGCGACGTACTACTTCGCCCGCGAGGCGTTGATCGACGCGCTCAAGACCGGGCGAAATCAGATCTTCCTCAGCGCGTCGAAGGCGCAGGCGTTCCTGTTCCGCGGCTACATGCAGTCCTTCGTGCGCGAGGTGCTGGACCGCGAGCTGTCGGGCGGCGACAGCATCGTGCTCGCCGGCGGCGCCGAACTGTTCTTCCTCGGCACCAATGCCCGCACGGCGCAGGGTTATCACGGCAACTTCTACTTCGACGAGTTCTTCTGGACGTACGGCTTCGACGCGCTGAACAAGGTCGCCAGCGGCATGGCGATGCACAAGAAATGGCGCAAGACCTACTTCAGCACGCCGTCGAGCATGGCGCACGAGGCGTACAGCTTCTGGACCGGCGAACGCCGCAACCGGGGCCGGCCTGCGGCCGATCGCATCACCATCGACACCTGCCACGACGCGCTCGCATCGGGGCGCTTGTGCGAGGACCGCATGTGGCGCCAGATCGTCACGATCCTGGACGCCGAGCGCCGCGGCTGCGACCTGTTCGACATCAACGAGCTGCGCGAGGAATACAGCGCCGACGCGTTCGCCAACCTGCTGATGTGCGAGTTCGTCGACGACGGCGCCAGCATCTTCCCGCTCGCGATGCTGCAGCCGTGCATGGTCGACAGCTGGGTGGAGTGGGGCGAGGACTACCGCCCCTTCGCCGCGCGCCCGTACGGCGATCGCGCGGTGTGGATCGGCTACGACCCGGCCGATAGTGGCGACAGCGCCGGCCTGGTCGTGGTCGCGCCGCCCCTGCTGCCCGGCGGGAAGTTCCGCATCCTGGAGCGCCACCAGTTCCGCGGCATGGATTTCGCCGGGCAGGCCGAGTTCATCCGCAAGATAATGCAGCGCTACTGGGTGACCTACATCGGCATCGACACCACCGGCATGGGCTCGGGCGTGGCGCAGCTGGTCAAGCAGTTCTTCCCGAACCTCACCACCTTCAGCTACTCGCCGGAAGTGAAAACGCGCCTGGTGCTGAAGGCCTACGACGTGATCCACAACGGGCGCCTGGAGTTCGACGCCGGCTGGACCGACGTGGCGCAGTCGCTCATGGCGATCCGAAAGACGATGACGGCCAGCGGCCGGCAGATGACGTACACCGCCGGCCGCACCGATGACACCGGCCACGCGGATCTCGCGTGGGCCCTTTTCCACGCCCTGCAAAACGAACCGCTGGAAGGCCAAACCGGCCGGAACACCGGCTTCATGGAGTTCTTCTGATGCTGCCTGACGCACCTAACGAACACGCCGCCGCGCCGCTCGCGCGCGTCGAGGCCTTCAGCTTCGGCGAGCCCACGCCGGTGCTCGATTCGCGCGGACTGCTCGATTACGTCGAGTGCTGGCAGAACGGGCGCTGGTACGAACCGCCGATTTCGCTCGATGGCCTCGCGCGCACCACGCGCTCGAACGTGTTCCTGCAATCCGGGTTGACGTTCAAGCGCAACATGCTGGCGCGCACCTTCGTGCCGCACCGCCTGATGTCGCTGGAAGCGTTCGAACAGCTCGCGCTGGACTGGATCACGTTCGGCATGGCGTACGTCGAGAATCGCAAGTCCGTGCTCGGCTCGCCGGTGACGCTGCAGCCGTGCCTGGCAAAGTACATGCGCCGCGGCGTGGATTTGGATTCGTTCTTCATGGTGCGCGGCTGGCGCCAGGAGCACACCTTCGCGCCGGGCACGGTGTACCAGCTGCGCGAGGCCGACGTGGATCAGGAGATCTACGGCATGCCGGAATGGCTGTCGGCGTTGCAGTCCGCGCTGCTCAACGAATCGGCGACGCTGTTCCGCCGGAAGTACTACAACAACGGCTCGCACGCCGGCTTCATCCTCTACATGACGGACGCGGCCAAAACGGAAGACGACGTCGAGAAGCTGCAGCAGGCGCTGCGCCAGGCGAAGGGCCCGGGCAATTTCCGCAACCTGTTCGTGTACGCACCCGGCGGGAAGAAGGACGGGCTGCAGCTGCTGCCGGTGAGCGAGGTGGCCGCGAAGGATGAGTTCGGCGGCATCAAGAACATTACGCGCGACGACATGCTGGCGTCGCTGCGTATCCCGCCGCAGTTGATGGGCATTGTGCCCCAGAACGCCGGCGGTTTTGGTTCGATTCGGGAGGCGGCCTTGGTATGGGCGGCCAACGAGCTGGAACCGCTGCAGACGCGTATGCGGCGCCTTAATGAGTGGATCGGCGACGACGTGATGCGCTTTCGCCCGTACGAGGCGCCGGCGGTGTAACGATCTGCTCGACGTTGGATGCAGTCGGCCAGCGCGAACGTGGCGTCACCTGACACGATCCCAGTTCGTCGACTTAGCACCCAGGTCCCGCTACGTGAAACAGGATGCCTGTCGTCATCGTGCGACGGCACGAGCTAACGGTTCAAGGGCATTCAGCGTCACTCGACAGATGCCTCGGATAGCTCCGAGGACGACGGTAGCATCGCCGACGCTGATAGCCTCGTCGACCCAAAGCACGAAGCGCTCGTCTGCATTCTTTTGCGATCCGAAGTGAACTCCTCCCATGAGATTCGCGCAAGCCAACACAACGTCCGAGATACAGGCAGTGTTTGCTTCACCAATAAGGCATGGCATGCGCAAGAAACCGCTGAGATTCCGCGTAGCCTTCGGGGAAGTTGGCCAACTGCTTGGGTCAATCCCTTGCATGATCAGATTGGCCTGAGGTCCGGGAGGCGGCCCCGGGTCGGTTAGCGTGGTGAACGTGAGTGGCACGCGATGTGCCCTGTTAACTCGATGAATCAACGGTTCCGCGTCGCAGAGTAGTTGCCTGAGTAATCCCGCCGCGCGAATGAGGTCATAACGGTGGCTGCTTTGGGCTTTATCTTGAACATCCTCCAAAGTTCGGAGGAAGAACTCCTCATCGTGGTTCTTAGAGTGCAGGTGCTTGAGATCTTGAATTGCAGGTTGCGGTAATGGAGCGGCAGCGATCTGGGTTCCGGACATGTCCGCGACATTTCCAACAGCATCCGCTAAGGAAAGAATCTCAACTCCATTCACACGCAGGCGGACATCCTCACCGTCCCAAGTGACAACAAAAATCCCGACGAACAAGCCGTCGAGATTTTT